TCAGCGAACTTGAAGTATGGCTGATACACGTTGTCGCCGTTGGCGCTCTCGCGGAACGCAAAGTCTGTCACCGTGAACGTGGTCAGGCTGGTGCGCGTGATAACCTGCGTTGCCCAATTGCGGTGAGCAATAATCATTGTGTCCGCGATCTGGCTGAACGTAAACTCGAATAGCTCTGCGTCTGTCCAGTTGCAGCCCGAAGTCACCGATGTGACATAGGCTCCGTCAGTGTCATAGACATCTAGCCGGCCATCGGAAAAGGCAAAGATGTTGCGTTCATCATCTGCGAAGTCGAAAGGCACAAGCTGGGTTTTGCCTTGCAGCACTTGCTTGTGTTCTGTGCCTGGGCGGCGAGAAGCTCCACCTGTAGAATACAGGATGCAGTTGCGCATACGCTCCGCGCCATTCAGATAAGCGCCCGTATCGACGCGGAACCGCATCTTGGGATCAAGCTCGCCCGAGCTGAAGTTGGTCTGGACTGTGCGGAGCCTAGCCATCAGCCGTAATAATCCTCTGTGCGAAGGCCATTGCGGAACCGTCGCCGCGTAATGCGCGATGTGTCGAAGCGCACTTGTGTGCGGCCCTGCGCATCCTTCGTCTTGGCAATCGCCATGTGGCGCTGTGCCTTCTGATCGAAGTTATTCGATAGGTCTGTCTTCGCAGCCAGTGCCTCGGCAAGCAGCGCAGCCATTTTGTATTCCATCAGCCGTACGAAGTAGGGCGGGAACTTGCTTTCATCGATCTGATATGTGGCTTCCAGTATCACCACGTCGCTTGTCGTGGCGTTGCAGAAGATGTTGTCCTCATACCTATCAAACTCGATAGGGTGGCCGTTGACCCGAACAGTGCGGATCGAGAGGACATTATCTGGAAGCTGGTATGCAGCCCCCCATTTCTGTGCGTCCACCGGAGCCGCCTCTTTGCGGTCGAGCTGGTCTTGGTTCGTGGCGAACCGCCAGTGATAGGTCGAGAGACAATCTCGCAGCGTCCGCTCATACAGGTTTGAGCAGGCGCGAGCCTCGTCAGTAGCCTCGTTGAATGCTGTAATTGGTTGAGCGCCGATCATCACCAAAGCGCCGGAGCAAATGTCAATGTCAGTTACGCTCATGTCACTGCCTCATACAAAGTGAGCCTGCCTCTGGAGAGAGAGACAGGCCCACCGGGGTAATGCAACCTTTGGGGCCGCAAAAGGTTAAGTGCCGTTTGTGGTTGTAACCGTGGCTGCACCCGTCGCGCTTGTCACGACAGCCACATCTACGGTTTCAGTTCCGCCAGTAGCACCAACGACGAGAATAACGTCGTGTTCCTTCAGCTCGTTTGTGGCGTTATTGAAGTAACCCGAAGCCACAATCGTAGTGACTGCATCGGTTGACTTGTAATACCACAGACCGGGGGTTGCCCCGCCGAGCTTAAAGAGGTTTGTTTTGTCCAAAGCCATTTCAGCCTCCCTTAGCTTTCGTCCGTTTCGACGGTGTAGATACCAAGGTCGTCAATAATGACTGCGCCTTGTGACATCATCGAGTTGGACAGGTGAGCGGCCTTCTGCGGAACCCATGAGAAGTCCGTAGTGATATCCTGACCAGAAGCATGACCGATAGCCGTCTTATGGTAGAAATAGTTGTTACGGATGTTCGAGGCTTCCTCAAGACCAGAGTGAACGAACCACATGAAGCCGAGCCAACGGCGAGCCATCATGCCGCCCTTGTAAGGCAGATCGTCAGTGCCGACAAAGTCTGCATCCGAGAACGCAGTGATTGAGAGCAGATCGGTCCATGATTTTGGTGCGATCGCAGCGTAACGCTCACCATCGTCTGGAACATCGGTTTCACCGAATGTCTCAAAGACAGTGTTGATTTTCGCCTGCGTCATACCAGACGCGCCGTTTGCAACAGTGCGTGAAGCACCGTCCATCGCTGTAGTGATGAGCAAATCAGTCTGGCGACCAAGCGCAGCAGCAGCCGAAGTGGCTACGACCATGCGTTCGTCGTGATTGATTTTCAGCTCATCCAGCTTGTCGATGTAGTCAGCCGCATAGTAATCACTAAGCGGGCAGATCACCGGCGTGTGGTTGATTGACATTACAGGAACGTCGCCGTGACGCGATTTCTGCGCCGCGATGCCCGTGCCTACGGTTTGGAAAGTTGTGCTTTCGCCCTTTACGTTCGACTTCTTGCGAACGGTATTGCCCAGCTTGGAACCCATGCGCTGATACGCAAGTTTCACTTCGCTTTCATACTGGCGGACGAATGCATTATCGACATCAATTGCCATTGTGCTTCTCCGAATGGAAAACAGATCATAAGTGAAGGTGGTTGTCCGCCACCAATGATCGGCTTGGTTATCCCATTCGGGGCCGGAGCCGCTTCAAAGCGGGCCAGGCGCATAAAAGACACATCGAGCTAGATTTGTAAAGTGCTAAGTGTTCCAGTTTGTGAAAAACCGAACCTTGTGAGGAGCTGCGTTATCCTGTCGTTGGATATGCCAGTGGTTACACCAAGGCGAACCACGCGCGCATTCTTGCGCTGCGCCCACTTGATAATGTCGCCAATCATCCGAGGCCCAGCCATCAGGCTTCCTCGGTGTTCCGGCTTGATATAGATTGCGAGATCGTCAACCGATGTCTCCTGTGAGAAGAGCATCGGCTGACAAGTCGCGGCGTAGAAGCCGATGGGTTCACTCTCTTTAACCGCTAGCATACAACGCCACTCATCAGTGCGAAGGCACAGGTCCACATAAACCATGAGCTGATCCACACTGAATTCGTAATCCCGATAGGCAGGGCTTTCCTGCTGCATCGCTTTGCACATTCCGACCAGCGCAAAGACGTGCTCGGGTTTCAGTTCAACAAGACGCATTTATCAAAGGTTCTTTTGGAACCACGCCTGCACCTTCTGGCGCGTTTCTTCGTTGGCTTCACCTTGCTTGTAGTAGTCCGGCGAGGCCATGATCTTCTCAACGTCTTTCTGCGTCCACTCGCTTGAAGGCATGCTGTCGCCGTTGGCGCTTGTGTCCATTCCGCTCTCGCGGCTTTGCTTCATAAAGCGCTCAAGAACCTTAACGCCTGCCGCCGTTGTCGCGATCTGTTGGATTGCTTCCAGCTCTGCGCCTTCAAAGTTCTTTTCCGACCACTGCTTTGCAGCATCGAGGCGCGTCTGTGCGTTCTCACCCAAGGCGGCAATTTCCTTGGTCGCAGCTTCTTCCATTTGCGCGGCATAGACTTCAGCATATTGAGACAAGCCCGCCTCAAACTGCTCTTGGTTCATGCCTGCTTGATGGGCAATATCGCGGAATGTTGCGACGATCGGACTAGACGCAAGCGCGTCGGCATCGTACCGCTCGTCGTCAGGTAGAGCGTAGTCCCCAGCCGTATCAGGGCGCCCTTCAAGGCGCGCGGCTTCCCACTCTTCTTTGAGCTTGTCGGGATTGACCCTGTTTTTTTCGAGCTCGCCATAAGACTTTGCAAGGCCTTCAAGCCTAACCTCCCCTTTTTCTGCATCCCAGAACTTATCTGGAATAAACTCGGGGCGTTCGGGGGGAGTGACGCCACCGCTGTCATCAGTCCCCCCTGCGTCAGTGTCGCCGCCTGCCTGCGTGTCACCGCCGCCTTCTTCTCCGTCAACATCTAGCATTGGGATTTTCAACCCGAAGTGTTCACGAATAATCATTTGCCAGCTTTCCTTTTTGCAATACCCCGCGCAGTGCGCGCATCAATAACCGAGACTAACCATCTTTGTCCAGCCGCGTGCCGTAGAACACCGTCCGGTGTATCTGGACCGAATGCGCCGCCAGTGAGCTGCTTCAGGTAATCCAGAAACAGTTTTCCAGATCCCACTGCGAAAGTGTCCGCAGCGAGCGTGTTCAACTCGTCCTCCTTGACGGGGGACCACACCATTCCATCCGGCGATGGCTTTGGCGCTGTTCGTTTAGCCTGTGATGCTTTGGACATTTGGGGGCAGCTCTCCACCTGCGTTTTGTGCCTTCGCTATGTTCTCGACCATCTGCTTGCGGTTCGCTTCGTTGCGATACAGCCGCTCGGGAACATTCAGCTTCTCTTGCGTGTATTTGGAAACCTCTGCGCCATCGGTATAAAGGTTCACGCCTTCCGGCCCGTAGTTGGCCGCGATGATTGCAAGCCAATTGCTCACGCCGTTGATTTCCTCAACAGCCTGTGCCTGCGCCAATGGCGAAGTCGCCACAATCTTGATCTGCTTACCGTCAACAATGGGCAGCTCGATCTTACCCTGCTTCTTCAGGATGTAGAGAACGCGCTGCAATACTGCGTTGACGAACTCCACTTGCAAACGCCCGAATGCCGAACCGATCTGGCGGCTAAGGTCTGCCATGCGCTGCGCTACTTCCGTCGCTGACATCGGGGTTGTGTCGGTTGGGCCAAGCGTATCGTTATACAAGCCCTTGTTGATATCCTGCTTGATACGGCTGGCAATCAGGTCGCCCACATTGAAGTCGGTTGAGCTGTTGAACTGCTGAATACCGTTCGACCCGGGCGCAACTGCCGCCATTGTTCCTGGCCGCAAAACAACATTCTCTGCATCGATCACGCCATCGTCTTCATAGAAGTATAGGCCGGCGATTGCCATTTCTGCATTTTCGAGTGTGAGCTGCGTAACAAGGTTCAGCACTCGGATTGCTGGCATCAAATTGTAGGCGGGACCGCGCCCCCACGCTTCGCCCGCCACCTTGGACCAGCGCGCCCCAATGAAAGGGCTGGAGCCAAGGCCGGTGAGCGTTTCCTCTTTGAGAACTCCGTCGTCGTCCTCTGCGTCAAGTAGGAACACGCACCGTTTGTAAACATATTCGTTTTCCACATCAGGATCACGATAAACCCCGACCACAATTTTCAGCGGTGGATCTTCTTTTTCTTCGGCACTGTCGCACTGCTGCGCAGCTTCGTCGATCAGCTTCTTGGGAACCTTCACGCCGTAAAGGCGCTCGATGTCAGAAACGTAGCGCGTCCGGCAGCGATAGAATGCGTCCAGCTCGTCGCGATGTCCGCAGTCCAAGCTTAGCTCTGGCAGGGGAATTGCGTTGAAGATAATCGGATTGATGCTGTCGCCTTCGACAATTTCCATTGCCGCGGTGCCAAGTCCAATGTCGATCAGGAACTCATGCGCTTCCTGTCCGAAGTTTGAGGCGTTGATATGCTCGAACACCACATCGGTGATTTCTTCAAGCTGCTTGTTCACTTCCGCGCGCTGTTCTTTCGGCACGGCGGTGCCAGCTTCCAGCATAACCCACTTGGCATAATTGGGAACCATGCCCGCCTGCATGCGGCTGGCAAACTCTTGCAGTCCGATCACCGCAGTCTCGTCAAAGATTTCCGGCTGGTCTTCGGTGACGTTGCGGTTGAAAAACGATTGTCGGCCAGGAAGGCAATAGTCATAGACTTCCTGATAGCCGCTTTCCCAATGGTTGCGGTGCTTCAGTGCGCGCTTGTAGCGCAGCTTCAATTCTTTAAGCTTGCTCATACGACGCTCGTGTTCGCCAGAACACCCCCGCCTGCTCCGCCGCCCGGCGCGATACTGACATAGTTGAACAGGCTTCCGCCGCTTCCACCAAAGCCTGCGATTGCAGGCGCGTTAGGTAAGAGAGGCGCGTTTTTATAGCGGCTCGTGCTGACGGCTTTACGCTCGCGCGCTTCTTTTCCAAGAAAGCCAGCTCCGCCCTTAGCGCCCTTGATGAGTGATCGATTGCCAAAGAAACCGTTTGCACGGTTGATTGCTTCTTCGGTGCGCCGATCCTTGGCTTCACTGATCTCTGCATTCAACTGCTCCTGTCGCTGCTTGCGGAGTGCGGCCAATTCTTCCTCGGCCTTTTTGTCTTCTTCGGTTTTCTCTGGTGCTTTAGGCTTTGAAAAGCACATCGCATTCACTCCAATCAGGCGCGGCAACTGCCGCATATCACGAGAGGGGCTATCCGAACAAGCCCCGCCGACGTTTCTTTGTTTTACGCCGATCGAACGGATTTCTCGTAGCGGTCATTGTCGTGACCTTCTTTTCACCTTGGTTCGTGCTTGTCAGGGCGCGTCCCTCACCCCCGCCACACAGCGCATATTGCAGTGCATCATGGACGTGGGAATATTTATTGTTCTTCTCTGGCGTGTCGGCAAACCGCTCGCCCCCACTTACATTCAGCTTCTTGTAGTGGTATCCACCATCGAACCCTTTGGAGAGATAGGTGCACCGTGGATCAATCAATAAGCCAGCTTTGTGATCGAGCATTCTCGTTAGGCAGCTTGTCACAGCGTCTATCCGCAGCGCGGGGTCGTTTGTGGGAGCGGATAAGGCTTTCAGACCTTCGGCACGGAGAATTGCAAAAGGCGTGCGCTCGTCTGTCTGCGCCCGATAGTCCCCAGCCGGATCGCCCCAAATCGTATAACGAGGATTTTCTGGAAATTCTGTTGCGAGAAATTGACGGACTTGCTTCGCAAATCGAGAGGCACCCATGTCGAACGCTACTAATTCACGAAGTACCAGCCATCGCCCGCGAAATTGTTGGCAAAATACGGCAGCAGGCGTCAAGCCAAAGTCCATCCCAATTACGAGAGGCGCGTTCGGCACTGGCAACAATTCTTCGGACGCAAGATGTCTCGCTCCATCCCAATCGGGATACACCGCCTTACCTTCAACGAGTGTCCCGAGTTTGTTTCGAACATAAACGTCTATCCAAGATTTTGTCTTGCCTTGAATGATCTTCGGGTAATAGTCCGGCGTTAGATGCTCGCGGTTCTCCGCGTCCTCGTTCATCACATAGCCTTCAACCTCACCATCGCTGTTCAGCTTGGCAAGCATTCCAGCCGGCTGCGTGAAAAACTCCCAATCGGCGGGCTTGACCAGCATCGCGGCTTCTTCGCGGGTAATGTGATCTGGTAGCGGGGTTTCCCCATTCATGATCGGCCACCAGTGGTCTTCCTCCGGTGCGTTCGTATCCATGATAACGCCGTACCAAGTCGGCCCACCATCCTTCATCGAGGGGTAGCGGCCAACGCGCATGGTCGCAGCGTCAACGATAGCCTTGGGAACTTCGCGCGCTTCGTTGATGAATGCGCCGGTCAGCTCCAGCGATAGCAGCTTCTTCACATCTTCGGGCTTATCGAGCGCCAGGAAGATAAACTCTGCGTCCAGATCACCCTTCTTGATGTGGTGCGTGAAGGGCGGCGACCACTTGAACTTGCCCCACACATCTTCGGGGAACCAGTCCAGCCAAGTCTTGATCGTTGTGGTCTTGAGCTGTGGATTGGTGTTGCGGACAATGGCCCAGCGTGTCTTGCGCGGACCAATCACATTGCCTGCATCATCCTTCACCGGCTCCTGTGCGCAGGCT